ATAGCAACGAAGGTGGATTTGTTGATGGTGATAAAGTAAGGTTTAGGTTTGGTTTTCCAGAAAAGTTTGGTGGTTGGGAAAAATACAGTTCTAATACTTATCTTGGGAGTGGAAGACGATTACATAATTGGGTGGCTCTCGATGGTTCTGATTTTATGGGTATTGGAACACATCTAAAATACTATATAGAAGAAGGACAAACATTTACTGACATAACACCATTAAGAGGTGATCCAGTTACAAGTGGGGTAACTTTTACAACGAATACTACTACTGGTACAGAAGCTCAAGTATTAGTAAACTCTACGGCTCATGGTGCAAATCTTAATGATTTTGTTACAATATCTAATGCAGAAACTACTGCTGGTATTAGTGCAGACACTATGAATAAGGAACATCAAATAACAGAAATTATTAGTTCAAATGTATTTAAAATCGATGTTGGGGCTAATGCTTCTTCTGTCGTTACAGATGATAATTTTAAAAGTTCAGGAAGTGTTACGTTAAACTTTCAAATAAATGTAGGTTTAGATAATACTGTTGGTGGTACAGGTTGGGGTGCTGGTCAATGGAGTGGTACAACAAGTGGAACTTTAGCAACAACGATAAATGAAGGAGGAACCTTTTCTAATTCAGATACAACCTTAACTGTTGCTAGTGGATCTGGAATATCTGTTGGTGATACTATATTAATAGAAAAAGAGTTATTATTTGTATCAGGTGTGTCTACAAATGACTTAACAGTAGCTCGTGGACATACAGGACTTCATGCTAATTCAACACCAACGGCAGGAACGGCAAGTTCTACTCAAAATACGAGTTCTTTTTCAGTAGCAACAACTCATGTAAATGGAACTTTAGTACGATTAGCTTTTGGTAATACAAGCACTAGTAATGACTTCGTTGGTTGGGGTAATGCAGCAAGTGTGACAATTCCTGGAGCACAGATTAGATTATGGTCGCATGATAATTTTGGTGAAGACTTAATAATGAATGCAAGAGACGGTGGAATATATTATTGGGATAAAACAAACGGTTTAGGTAATAGAGCAAAAGAATTAAGTGATACAAGTACGTTTAATAATGAAACTAGTGTTCCTCAAATAGCTAAACAAATTCTTGTTTCTGACCAAGATAGGCACGTTATCGTATTTGGATGCGATAATCTAGGAGCTACTCCTACAACTCAACGAGGAGATGGTGTTCAAGATCCATTATTAATACGTTTTTCTTCGCAAGAAAATCCAGTAGATTTTTTCCCAACTGCTACAAATACTGCAGGCGATTTAAGGTTAGGTGGTGGATCTACTTTTATGCAAGCTGTAGAAACAAAGCAACAGATACTTGTTTTTACTAATAAAACATTACACGCTATGAAGTTTATTGGTCCACCGTTTACTTTTGGTTTACAAGAACTTTCTAAAAATATTACAATTATGAGTCCTTTTTCTGCTATAGCTGTTGAAGATGCAGTTTTTTGGATGGGTGTAGATACATTTTATATTTTTGCTGGAGGTCAAACAGCACAATTACCCTGTACTGTAAAAGATAAAGTGTTTTTAGATTTTAACTTAGAAGAACGAGATAAAGTTCATGTAGGTTTAAATTCTGAATTTAGTGAAATATTATGGTTTTATCCTTCTTCTGCAGGTAGAGAAATAGATAAGTATGTTTGTTATAACTATACAGAAAAAGTTTGGTATTTTGGAACACTTGTAAGACAGGCATGGCTCGATAGAGGTATAAGAACATTACCACAAGCAACAGGTGGTCAATTTCTCTATAACCATGAAACAGGGTTTGATGATGACGGTGCTGCTATGACATCGTTTATTGAATCTTCAGCGATTGATATAGGGGATGGCGATAAGTTTGTGTTTTTAAAACAAGTTATTCCTGATGTTACATTTAACGGTTCTACAAGTGTAAACCCAGATGTAGCCTTTACAATGAAAGTAAGAAATAATCCTGGGGCTGATTTTCATGAGTCTACTTCAAGTACAACGACAAGAACTGCAACAAGTCCTGTAGAACAGTTTACAGAAAAATTAAATTATCGTTTACGAGGTAGGTCTTTTGCATTAAGAATAGAATCTACATCATTAGGAACGAAATATAAATTAGGAACACCAAGAATTGATATACGAGAGGATGGTAGACGCTGATGTTAATAAACAGTATTCCACAGTATATTCAAGGTATTACAAATGCAAAAATAGATTTAACAGCAACTGATCTTGAAACTCTATTTACAGTTCCTAGTGATGCCGATTTTAATGCCGTTGTAATTAATTCTATTTTAGTATCTAATGACGATACATCTAACGCTTCTACTATTACAGTAACTGTCGTTGGAAATGGACTTAATTCAGCAGGAGCAGTAACTGCTCATACTTTTAATTTATTTAAGGATACAGCCATCGCTGCTAAAACAACAGTAGAGCTTTTAACAAAAGATATAATTTTAAAAAGTGGAGAAGTTTTAAAAGTACAAGCTGGTCATGTTGATAGATTACATGTCTTAGCTAGTATTCAAGAATTATCTAAAACAAGAATTACAACAAGTGCGATAGTGAGTATATAGATAAAAGGATTGTAAAATGAATTATTATAAGTTATGGTATCAACATGATTGCTCCGTATGAAAACCAAGCTAAAGGTTTAGCAAGTTTAGGTAGGTATGAAGATACTTATATTGTTCATGCTGCAGAGGGCGAAACAGTTATTCCTAAAGAAGTTTTAGCTAGTAATCCAAAATTAAAAGAAGACATTTTTAAACAAATGCGTGCAGTTGGTATAGAACAGCCAGAGAGTTATATTGTTGGTGATGCTTTAAATTCTAGAAACCCTATAACTGGACAGCCAGAGTTTTTCTTTAAGTCTTTAAAAAAGTTCCTTCCAACTATTGGTGCTATCGTTGGTAATATAATACTTCCAGGAATTGGTGGTGCTATTGGTTCTGGTTTAGGAAGTCTTGCTGCAGGACAAAGTGTAGAACAATCTCTTGTAAATGCTGGTCTTTCTTATGTGGGTGGAAAATATGTGGCTCCACAACTCGATAAAGCAGTAGCAGGGTTTACTGGAGGAACTGTACCCACAATAGGATCAACAATAGGTTCGGGTAGTCCGTTTACAGTTGCTGCAAAAGCAGGAGTTGATGCAGCAGGAAGTGCTGCTCCATCATTTCTAAGTAGTGCAGGAGCAACTATACCTCAAGTTGTTACAGCAGGACTAACCCCTACAGTAGGGAAAGAACTTATGAAACTTGCAGAAGTACCTGAAGTAGAGGCTTCTAAGAAAAACAGCATTGTAGATGACTATTATGCTGCATTAGCAAGAGGAGAAAATCCTCCATTACCTGCAGAGTTAACCCCTCCTCCTGAATCTGCTTTATTTGCACAGGAAAAACAGGGTGCACCAAGAGATCCTCAAGAATTTCTAGCTAATGTTGATTATGAGGCATTACTAAATAATGTTCTTAACAGACGAATGTTTTTAAATGCTGCCAATGGTGGGTATATTACTGGTCCAGGATCACCAACTAGTGATTCCATTCCTACAAGGTTATCTAATACAGAGTTTGTACAAACAGGAAAAGCCGTAGCTGGGGCAGATCCAACAGGTAATAACAACCCTGACCAAGGAGCAAAAGTTATGGCAGGGATTATGAGGGCTTTTGAACAAAAAGCTGATCAAAATGCGAGGAGAGCATAATGGCAACTACAGAACAAACCACCATTACAAGGCAAGCTCCTTTTTTAGAAGACTATGCTCGTAAACTTTTAGAGTCAACATATCAGTCGTCACTTACCCCTACTGATATTCCTGATATAAGAATTGCAGGTTTTACACCTGAGCAGCAACAGGCTGTAGCAAAAACTAAAGAAGGTATTGGAGGTTTTCAACGTTTTCTTTCTGGAGCAGACACAAGTTTGAGAGGAGTTATGGGTCAACCCTCAGTAGCTGATACTTTTGGTGCCTCTAGTATTTCTCAGTTTATGAACCCATATACTGAGTCTGTAATCGATGCAACTAATGCAGATATAGCAAGACAAGGTGCTATTGCACAAAATAAGTTAGGTGCTGCTTCTGTGAATCAAGGAGCATTCGGTGGATCAAGACAAGGTATAGCTCAAGGTGAGATTGCAAGAAATGTTCTGGATCAACAAGCAAAGACAGGAGCACAGCTTAGAGCCACTGGTTTTGAATCTGCATTACAACAAGCACGTAATTTAGCCGATGCTCAAATAAGAGAAAGAAGTTTACAAGGTTCTCTTGCTGGTCAACTAGCTGGACTTGGTGGGCTTCAACAACAGTATGGTCAGCAAGACGTAGCTAGCTTACTTGGTATTGGGTCATTACAACAAGGTCAGGCTCAAGCCCTTCTAGATGCACAACGACAAGGCGATTTACAACAAGCCTACGAACCACAACAACGATTAAGTTATTTTAGCGATATATTAAGAGGAGTTCCGTCTGCTCAGCAAACTACGGCTTCGGTTACTGCACCAACACCATCGTTACTGTCTCAAATAGGTGGGGTTGCTGCAACAGGGTTAGGGTTAGCAGGACAGTTAGGTTTTAGACCTTTTGGTAATCAACAACAAGGTGGAATAGGTACACTTGGAAATAGGACTGTATAATGGCAATGAACCCCTTTGAGATGTTGTTAAATAACTCTCAGTTTAAAACAGCAG